CTTATATAGGTGCTTGCCCCTGCGTTGTTTTGCAGATAAACAGCGTCGTCGCCACCAACATAGAGACTTAGAAATTGTGTGCTGTCGCTTCTAATGGAACGCAAACCACCGCTATGCGTATTATTCGACTGCTTTATTCCAACAACAGCCCCACCACCAGCATTTATACTAAGGCTAGTCCCCAAGCTCGTCACATTCGGCTGCGCAGCGGTGGAGAGGGTGCCCCCTACGTTCGTGAACGTCCCAGTGGTAGCAGCAACAGACAGGAACCCTGAGATCGTGGAGTTGGCTACTGTGCCAGTAATGGCTTGGGATGCGGCTACTGTGATTCCAGCGGAGGCGGTAACCAAGCCAGCATGGTTCGTCGCTTTTGCAACGTAAAGACCACCCGCGATGGTTACCGATCCGGTCGTTCCCGTCGCTTCGAGCGTGCCGGGAATGGCAAACACGCTCGAAGCGCCTGTGCCGCCGATGGTAAGAAGCGTAGTAGCACCAGCAAAAGCCGTGAACGATGTAGACGGCGTGGTGATGGAGGTAGTGATCGCGGGCGAAGTCAGGCCCAGCGTGCCGACGATCTGGTTCACGGCTTCGACGATATCCGTGCCGTTGCACACCAGCAGGCACTTCTTGCCCGCCGGTACAGCGACCCCAGTCAGCCCCGTAACCTTTACCGTTACAGCCGACGCCGTGTTGTTGTAGATAAAATAGAGCTTGCGATTGGCGGGCACATTCAGCGTGCCCGCGCCCGCGTTGGTAAGCTCAAGATACATATTGCGCGCAACACCCGTTGTACCGTTGGGTATCGTGATCGTCGGCGTGACACTAACGTCGACCGTGACGTAGCCCGAGATAGCGGCCTCGACACCCAGCCCGGTATTCGTCGTTACCAAACCGAAGTTGCCATTCGTTGTGGAGCCCCACGTACCGCTCTGATCGCCGGTACCGATGAGTTCCAGAGCCAAATTCGCGGAAAAAGTTGAAGCCACGGTATTACTCCTTCATTACGTCGGTATCGTCGTCCAGCCGGGGGTCTGCGTCGTGCTGACCGTACCCCATGCTGGTGTTTGTGTCGTGCTCACTGCAACCCATCCGGGGGTCTGCGTCGTGCTGACTGCCCCCCACGCAGGTGTCTGCGTTGTGCTGACCGCACCCCACGCCGGGGTCTGCGTCGTCGTCACCTGCGCCCAGTACCCGAACGATCCAACAGCACCCGTGCCCGATACGCCGGTCAGCGCCAGAGCCATCACCGGAACGACAATGCCGACCGCTCCCGTGCCCGCTACACCGGTCAGGGCTGCAGTGACCGTGTTGGTCACCGTGCCCACGGCACCCGTGCCCGCTACGTTGGTCAGCGCAGCGATGAGCACAGGCGCAACCGTACCCACCGCACCCGTGCCCGCTACGTTGGTCAGTGCGAGTGCCAGTACAGGCGCAACCGTACCCACCGCACCCGTGCCCGCTACGTTGGTCAGCGTAAAGACCAACGCCGGGGCCACGGTGCCCACGGCACCCGTGCTCGTCACGCCATCAAGCGTGGTGACGTTTAAGTTCTCGCCCCAGCCGCCACTACCCCACGGAGCGCTTCCGTACCCGATGTAGAGGGTGGTGGTAGACATGGTTCACGCTATGCGGATCAGCGCAGTCGAGGCGGCGTGCGCGGGCATGGTGAGCTGGAACGTGCCAGCCGTGATGCTCTGCGAGCCGAAGGTGTGGACGGATATTGCCTTGTTGGACTGACTGCTATTGTAGAGGAACACGGTGTCGAACGCTGCGGCGGACGTGAATGAAGTCCACTGAAACGTCGCAGTCGGCGTGTAGATGCCGGTCGTGCCCGACGTGCTCGGCGCAGTCGCCTGCGTCACCGTTATGCCGCCAGCAGTGTATCCAGCCCCGCTGCCGTTGGTCGCCTCCCCCGTCGCGCTGTAGACGGTGGTTGACGCATCCAGTGTCGCCGTCGCGACATAGAGCGCGGCCTTGACGGTATCGGAGGTCGCCGCAACACGAGCGGGCACGCCCGTCCCCGGTCCAAGCGCGTGGATGCCGGTGAGCAGCTCCCCTTTGAAACTAGAGCACATTGCTTGCGTGTTGGCCACGACGTTCTCCTTACCCTACACTGCCGACTGCACCCAAAGCGTCCAGCCCCTTCTTCAGCCCGACCGACGCACTCCTGTGGACCAGCACCCCGTGCTGCCAATACTCGACCCACGTCGAATACTCGTTTTCGTTGTCGATGACTCCCTCTCGCTTCTCCAACTCCGAGTCATCGATCAACCCAACGGTGGTCTCGATAATCATACCTTGCGCTCCTTGGACGCGGAATCCCCGACAGGACGAATCATCGCCACGGCGTCTACGAACGCAGCCTGATACCGGGCAATCAAATCAGCCTCGCCCTTCAGATACGTGTACGCCTCCACCAGCGAGCCGTAGAGCAGCACGGTGTCGAAATTGTCCCCCAGCCAGCTCGTGCTCGATGACACGATGGATGTCGGCTTGTAGTAGTAATGCAGCTCTATCACGTAGGCGGCATCCGGGGTCTTCGAGAGCAAGAACGTGGTGCTGTCCCACAGCCCATAGTAGTCGGGAGAACCTGCCACGGCGGGATCGGGGAACGCTGCACGCATCCAGTCCACGTCCCGGTACAGCATCTCGGAATACGCCCCCGTTACCGGCGCTATGACCGCCGCCGCGAACGCGCTGAGATAATCGGTGGGTACGGTCATGTACCGGTTGCCGATGGTCGCCGTGCCCGTGGAGTGCTTGCGCAACGCGGGCAGCTGCACGGCCTGATAGACTTTTTGCTCCACCGTATGCACGAAGTCCGGAATGTGCGTGACGAACGTGGTCTCGGAGTTCTCCACGTAGTCCTGAATTGCGATAACGAGGGCGGCGTAGTTCACGTTCCACCCCCAAAAAATGGTTGGCCCGGACCGGGAAACGTAATATCGGCAATCGGCGTAGTGTTAGCGAGCACGCGGGAGTTCACGGCGTCCAGATCGGGTGCCGGGCGATACAACGCCGTGGCGTCGGTCAGGTTGATCGGGTACTCTGCCTCGTTCTTCTTGCTCCAGCAGTCCCGGCAAACGAGCACGTTCGGGTACTGCCCATCGGAGGACAGCTGCGACAACCGGTAGCGAAAGCCGCACCGCTGGCACTCAGCTATCGCTATACGCCCCTTAGCGTAGTTGCTCACTATCGCCTCCCGAATCTCGGACGCATGGTGGTCGGCGCACGCTGCCGGTCTTCCTGCATGGCCAAATCCAGCGCCTCTTTTGCCCGCTTGTTCAGGGAGCTTTGCTTGATGGAGGAATCCGCCGAGACCGGCATGAACTTCTCCGCCATGCGTGCTGTGAGGCCCGCAGCAAGGGCTTCCTGCCACCGATAGGGCACATCGAGGGTGTTCGTACCTACCCCGGCGTCTTGCAGCCTGCGAAGGCGGTAATAGATCATCTGATCGGTGCTCCGATCCGGGGACGACCACAAGATGATTGTAGGGCCGGTGGCTCCAGCGACTACGGGGACGGACGCAAGCGTCATGGTCCGGTCAACGTAGTACCGGCTGGGCAAGCCCTGCTGCGTTTTCGACGGAATGGCGAGGTATTCGTCGCGCTGCATCGGGAAAATGACGGTATCGAAGTACACGGACCCGGAAACCCGCCGCAGGATCATCTCCAGAATGGCTGTAGTGCCCACAGGCGTGGCGTAGGACGCCGTGCCTTGGGTAAGGGTCACCGTGACCTGATCGACGGCCCAGAGCAGTATTCCGACGTTCGCCCACGACGCCAGCATGAATTCGAGCGAACGCCGCGCTGCGCGAAAGTGCCGGGAGTTCAGGTCTTTGGGGTCGATCCCGATTCGCTCGAACGCTTCGTCCGTCACCTCGACCAGCGCAGGATCGAAACTGTACGTCCCGCTTGTAGTCATTTATTTCTTCTTCGGCATCTGCTTTTTGGGCACGGACATACTGCGGAGCTCCTGTTTCTCGTGCCGCTGCATATCGGCAGGAGCGCCTTTTTTCTTGAAGAACTCCACTTCGCGCTTTACCATCGCTTTGCTTTCTTTCATGGCTAATCCTTCCGCAGTCTTACGACAAACGAACCCTGTGCCGCCGTTGTGGTGAACCCGGAGGTAGAGATCAGCAACTGCCCATTCCCATCCAGCGGAGGGCTCCTGTCCTTCAACCCGCCGAACTTGTCGAAGCAAACGTGGTTGGATGTCGCATCCCCCAACGTCCACACCGGCGTGGGCGTGATCGACCCGAAGTCCATGCGCAGGCCGAAATTGAGCAGCTCGTACCAAATCTCCATGATCGTCAGCGTCGGCGTGTGCCCCAGAACGGGGAGCAGGTTGACCGCCGGATCGACTATCGCGACGTAGGAGAGGTTGCCCGACGCACCGTCGCTTTGCAAAAACACATGGAAAACGGCGTGGTTTGGCCCCTCGCCTATCTTGGTGACATTGACTGTATTCGCCATGCTTGGACTCCCTCCAGTAAGGGGGACGGCAGTCCGTCCCCCACGTTACCTACGACCAATCAGGCGTCTACCTCCGCCCAGACAACCTCACCGATCCCAGTCGCCGCTTCGCCAAGGTAGCTCAGCGAGGCAAACGATCCCGGAACGAGCACAATCGCGCCATCGAGCTGCAGCCGCCGAGACAAATCCCCTTCCAGCGCGGGCGTTGTCGGTGCGTAGCTGAACGGCAGCGAATACACGGGGAATTCGGGCGTAACACAGGCATTGAACGCCCGCGCCAACGACTTCCCTGTCGCCCCCGAACCGTCCGCGCCGTAGATGTTGAGCGAACCCGAGGTCGTCGTGACGGTTACGCTACTCGGTGCGGCGCTCAGGCACAGGAACAAGACCGAAGTCGCTGTCGGCACAGTCGAGTGTGCGAACCGCATCTCGGAGAGGATCAGCTTCTTGCCCGACCCCCAAGGGTTGACCAGAATCAGCCCGGTCACCGTCTTCGTGTTGATCAGGGTGACTGCCTTCACCACCTGACTACACGCGGTGTATACCTGCCCCGCCAAATTGAATTCAGCAATATCGAAGCTCATGGCGTTCTCCTATACCGGAACTTCGACCCACATCATCGACGTGACGCCGACAGGGGCGGTGGTGATGTAGCTGGTCTGAATGTAGGAGCCGGGCACGAGGATCAGCGCTCCGCCGATATACTCAGTCTGGGTCAGCGCCGCTGCCGTAGCCGGAGTCGTCGGAGAGTACCCGATGACTCTGGAGTACACAGGCAGATTCGGCGTGGTGGACGCGTTGTAGACTCTGGCCGCGCTGCGTCCGGCGGAACCGGAACCATCCGCCCCGTAGATGGTCTCCGCAGTAGTGGTTGCGTGCGCCACTGCGCTGGGAGCGATGCTCATGGCGAGGAACACAATCGCCCGCGCCACCGGTACCGTGGTGTAGGCGAACGCCGCCTGCATCAGCACCAGCTTCTTCCCGCTCCCCCACGGATTGCTCAGGACAAATCCCGTAGTCGTGGATGTGTCGATGAGCGTAACCGTCTGCCCGGCCTGATTGCAGGCTACGAATGCCTGCCCCAACCTGTTGTAACTCGCAAGATCGAAGGACATGATCGTTTCCTTTTCAGTGGGGGTTAGGCAATCGCTACGCCAAGACCACCACCAGCAGCGCCTGCAGCCTGATTCGTGACAGCAACGCTATTCGTGTCGATCTTCGTAGCGCCGGTCGTGATACAGCTTCGCATAATGACCGTGCCGCCGGGAGCGGATGTCAGGGAGAATCCCACTGCCATCAGGGAGAACGGCGCACCGGAGCCTTCCCGCATGTTGACGAAGACACAATCATCGAACAGCACGTAGCGGTCGATGCCGCTGTTGGGGATGGCTACCCAGAACGCCGCCGTGGTCGAACCAGCCTGCGTCTGGATCAAACACTTGTAGAAGCTATTCCGTGGCGTGTTGG